CGTTGGTTCTGCCTCCGGTGGTGGCGATCTGGTTGCTACCGAACTGATGAGCGAGAGCTTCATCGACCTGCTCCGTAAGGCGCTGGTGCTGCAAACTGCTGGCGCCAACGTGATGACCGGTCTGCAGGGCATGGTTGCTATCCCCCGTCAATCGGGTGGCGCTACCACCTACCACGTTGCTGAATCCGGTGCCATTACCGAATCACAGCTCACCGTGGATCAGGTGACCATGCAGCCTCGCACCATTGGTGCTCTGACCGATTACAGCCGTCGTCTGCTGCTTCAGTCCAGCATCGACATCGAGAACCTGATTCGTCGTGATCTCGCTCAGCAAATCGCTATCGAGGTTGAGAATCAGGCCATCAACGGCACCGGCACTGGCTCCTATCCGCTGGGCTTCCTGAATGTGACCGGCATCAACACTGAGTCGGGTTACACCACGTTCGCTGATTATGTGAACGCTGAAGCCGCCCTGAGCACTGACAATGCTCTGATGGGCAACCTTGGTTATCTGATGAACTCCGCTCTGCGCGGCACTCTGAAGACCACCGAGAAAGCCTCTGGCACTAACGGCATCTTCGTTTACGAAGCCGATAACACCATCAACGGTTATTCGGCTTATGTGTCCAACTCCATGCCGAACAACACTGCGGTGTTCGCTAACTTCAGCGACATCATGATCGGCTTCTGGAGCGGTCTGGACATCATGGTTGATCCTTACACCGGTTCCGCTTCCGGCACCGTGCGTGTGGTCGCCATGCAGGACTATGACGTGGCTATCCGTCATCCTGAGTCCATCTGCAAGATCTCCTGATGACATTGGAGCAGGGTATGCGCATTCAGATGCTTCGCAAGACCATTGTTGACCTGAAACAGGTTGAGGTTGGTCAAATCGTCGAAACCGATCACAAATCAGCTTTGCTGTTGATCGGCATCAAGAAAGCCATCCCTGCTCCTATTCCTCAGGAAGTTGTTGTTACGGCTGAACCTGAAATTCAGGTTGCGGTCGAATCTGCACCCATCAAACCCGCTCCCAAACGGAGAAAGACCAATGATCCACAATCTCGGGTCTAAGACCTACATTGCCAGCCTACTTCCGGCTGACTCTCGCACTGCAACCGCTACCGGCACTGGTTTCGATCTGCAAGGTTCGAACGATGCCGAGGGTGAAGCCATCGTGATTCTTGATTGCGAAGCTGGCAGTGGCACCACTCCTACCCTGAATGTCAAACTTCAGGATTCTGCTGATAACTCTGCCTGGGCAGATGTGACCGGCAAGGTCTTTACCGAAGTAACCGGCTCTGCCGCTGCTTTCGAGAAGATCAGCATCAACACCAACGATGTGCGCCGTTATGTGCGTGCTGTTGGTACTCAGGCTGGCACCAATCCGGTGTTTGTGTACGGCGTCTCGCTGGTTTACAGCAAGAAGTACGGCAACTGATCCTGATGGCGATCCAAGATACGCTGGCATTTTTGAACGTTGACGAGTTTGGCATTGCCTGCTCGATTGGCGCTTCAAATTTTGTTGGCATCTTGGATTCGCCTGTGGAGGTGTTGGCGGGTGGCATGGCATTGAGTCGGGAGTATTTGCTTTACGCAAAAACATCTGATGTCAGTGCTGTCACCCGTGGCACTTCTATTACTGTTGGCGGCGCCTCCTATACCGTCAGGGAGAATCGCGCTATTGATGACGGACTTTTTTCTGAGTTGTTGTTGAGCAAGGTCTGATGGCACGCGTAATCGGTCTCAGCGGTGAACTGCAAAACAACATTCATTCATTTGGCACTGTTACCACGGTTAGTGCAACTGACGCCGTGGAAGTGCAGGCAACGCTTTTTACGTTTCAGCATGTTGTGACTGGCGGCAACGTGACTTTCAAGGAGCAGGGAAGCCTTGATGGCACCAATTGGTACGACCTTGCCGACGGAAAGACCAAGGGTGCTGGGACTTTTTGCGATCACTATGACGGCATCATGGCGCGTTACATTCGCATGAATGTCACAGCAATTAATAGCGGTGAAACAATTACTACTACGCTGGCTTGCACCTAATGGCTGACACACGTCGCGAATTGATCCTTGCTCGCATCAAGAGCAATCTTGATTCCATCGCTGGTGCAACGGTCTATAGGAGTCGTGTGGAGCCTCTGGCGCGTGGTGAGGTGCCTGCTGTCATTGTCGAGCCGATCAACGATCAACCTATTGATACAAGCTTTTACGACAAGCTTGATTGGACGATGCGTGTGCGGATTACGACGCTTGTACGTGCGGCTATTCCCGATGACACATCAGACACGTACACACAGCAGGTACATCAAAAGCTGATGGCCGATCAAACGGTCAATGGATATGCACTTGACTTGACACCTGATCGCACAGACTTCAGCCTATATGAAGCCGATGTACCTTTGGGTATCATTAGCCAAGACTTCCTTGTCCGATATCGGACGAGTAGGACTGACCTAACTAGCGCTTGAAATCATGGCTAAGATTGAAAAGCAAGTTCCCAATCCCGGAGTGGGCGGCAGTTATTTGTTTGACCCTAAGACTGGGAAGCTTACACTGATCACAGAACCCGCCGCTCCTACCGAAAATGGCACTGACTCGGAAGAAGTTTCTGATCGCGAAGATTGAATCCAGCTATGGGGTTGATCCTTCCCCAGTTGGCGGCAGTGACGCGGTTCAGGTTACCAACCTTGAGATCACTCCGATTGAGTCTGACAACGTTCAGGCTGCGTCGTATCAAGGTTTTATCGGTAACAGCACTCGTGGCACTTTGGTGGCGAACAAGCGAGTCAGCGTCACCTTTGATGTGGAGCTTGCAGGTTCTGGTACTGCTGGCACTGCTCCTGCTTTTGGTCCGCTACTGAAGTCTTGCGGCTTGAGCGAGACGATTGTTGCTAGCACCAGCGTCACCTATGCGCCTGTTAGCTCCAGCTTCAGTTCGGCCACGATTTACTGCTTCTACGACGGCACTCAGCACAAGATCACAGGTGCTCGTGGCACCGTGACCTTCAACATGACTGCAGGTCAGTTTGCAGTTGCCAGCTTCAACTTCATCGGCATCTACAACGCTCCTGACGGCACCGCACTGAGCGGCAGCTTCACTGTTGCCAATCAGGCTGCTGCCATCGAGGTCAACGATACCAACGTGACGACTGCCACCTTCCATGGTGTGACCAGCGTTCGTCTGGAATCGATTGATCTGGCACTCAACAATGAGCTGCTGTACAAGGAGACCGCTTCGAGCAAAGAGGTTCTGATCACGAATCGCGCTCCGGGCGGCACTGCCGTGATTGAGGCTCCTGCGATCGGCACCACTGACTACTTTGCCAAAGCCGTAGCTGTCGCGACCGGGAATAGCAGCTTCGTGTTGGGTGCTACCGGCGGCAACATTGTCACCGTGAACGCCGCCCAGACCGATATTACGGGCGTATCATACGGCGATACCAACGGGGTCATCTCCTTGTCGATGCCCTACTTGGCACTGCCCACTACGGCGGGCAACAACGAAATGTCCCTTGTCTTCACCTGATTCTTATGGCATTCGTCCTCAAGAAGGTTGCATCGTACAAATGGCCTGTCACGGTAGAAGTACCTAGTGAAGGCAAATTTGAAAAACACACGTTTGATGCAATCTTCAAGAAGATGAGCCGTTCGGCCTTCAACGATCTTGTCGATAAGGGTGATGATGCTCTTGTTGATGGGATCCTTGAAGGTTGGGATGGCATCAAGGATGAAGATGACAAGGATCTGCCCTTTACGCAAAAGGCAAAAAGGGAACTTTGCGATGACCCTCATGTGATGAAGGCGATCATCACTGCTTACGCTGAGAGCATTACGGGGGCACCCGCAAAAAACTAAAAGGCGCCGCTGAGTATTGGATTAAAGGCGGCGTTGTTGACGAACGGGAGGATGACCTACGTGGCTTGGGCATGACGCCTGAGCAGATTGCTGCTGTGCAATTACAAACGCCTGAACAACACTTCGAGGTGTGGGAGGAGAACTGGGAGATTGTGATGATGTTCCTGCGCATGTCAACACAGTGGTACACGAGTATGGCTGGAATGACAGGATTGAACTACCCAAGCTTGGACTGGCTCTGTAAGCTGTATTCAGTCAAGGATCCTGTCGCCCTGTTCGAGGGGATACAGGTAATGGAAATGGCCGCCTTGGCCTGCATGAACGCC